TCTTACGGCAAGCCTTATATACCTCATTGGCTGCAATAGCCCAGTAATCTAGCTTAGTTAAGACAGGCTCTTTTGTAGTCCTGCGCTTACGCACCATCTTCTTCGGTTTGCGTTTAGTAGCCATATTGAAATTATGACTTACTTATGATAGAGAACAGATCATCGACACGCTGTTCTAATCTATTTAATTGATCCTTCATAGAACTACCACCATTAGGTTTTAACTCACTAAGAAAACTTTTAATAACCCAGCGTAGAGCCACTAATAAAGCGCCTGCGATAGAACAAACGCCAACGCCAAAGGCGACCCATTCGTTCGGTGTCATTTCGCATCTGCACCGACGCCATAGGCATTATCGGATTTATCTAAAGCCCTAGCTGCTGGACCAGCAAGTGCTGCAACTACTACAGACAGTGCTGGATCTAAACCTAATTCATTACTGGCTAAAAATGTTAAGAAAGATACTAATACCCCACGTGCGTAAGATTTTAGTATTGCTTTTTGCTTCTTGGTTATTTTCATATTTTGCCCCCTAGTAGTGGTATATCGAACGGCTTAGAATCTTTATCTCCTGCTTTAGTAAATGAACAATGTATGTGTGATTTGTGGGGGTTTATGCCCCTATAGCGCCGCCACTTAAATCCGAACCTTCTTGATGCAATAAAGCCATTATGGATTACGTAAGATATGCGCTTATCGGTTTTAGCACAGATTCGGATCTGGTCAGCCAGATATATCGAGAGCTGTTCGGATGTATCCAAACGACTATCAATATCAATGGCTCGGACGACCCCAGATTTGTCTGGATTATGATCCGATCTGGTGGCGGAATGACGAGCATCACCAATCCACCCATCACTGGTAGTGCGGCGATCTGGATACCAGGTATCAATTTGATCTCTTAACTGCTCGGCAGCTTTACTAAGCCAAGGTCGGGACATTGTGATCCTCATTGTTACAAATCCATTGGGCAGATTCATTATCTAATGTTGCTTCTGTATGACACTTAGGAGCTATAAAAGCATCTAAATCGTTATCATATTGAAAGCCAACGCCAGCATAATTTTTTCTAATCTTGCCATTATAAGATGTGCGCTTACAGGTTTGACCTCTAAAGTTTGCATACCAAGTTTCAGGATCTAATCCTTCAATTAATTCAGTTTCATCAATGCCAGTAATAACTTCAGTGACAATGTTGTTTTCATCCAAAAATGCATAGTGGGCCATTAGAAAGTTATCGTTCCTGTTCCAGCAGTAAAACTAAAAATCTTTTTACCACCACTTGTAGTTTTGCTAAATGTTAAACCACCACCCACAGTTATATCTCTAAATGTATCTGTGTAACTTAATACAACTAATCCTGAACCACCATTACCACCTGATGAAGTGCCAGCAGTTTGAAAACTTCCGCCACCGCCGCCAGATCCTGTGTTAGCAGTTCCAGCACCGCCAGAATTATTACCGCCAGCTGCGCCACCATTTCCAGCACCGCCAGTTCCGCCAGATGATGCAGTACCGCCTTGGAATGTTCCAGCTCCACCGCCACCTGCTCTTGTAACAGATGAACCAGTTATGCTGCTTGCACTTCCATTACCACCAGCACCAGCAGCTGTAGTTGAACCATTAGCGCCAACTGCACCAGCACCGCCACCGCCACCGCCGCCATAATTACTTGCTCCACCTGCAATACCACCATCATTACCTTGTCCAGCAGTTCCTAAACCTGGTGTAGGGAAAGTATTTGTTCCACCGCCACCGCCACCAGAACCACCATTTTTACCACCTGAACCACCGCCACCTTCACCACCACCGCCAGCAGTAGAAGTTATTGTAGAAAAAACAGAATTATTACCATTATTACCAGACGCACCAGAAACTCCAGCACCACCTGCACCAATAGTTACAGTGACTGATCCACTTACGGCAAAACTAGTTGCAGTTCTATAACCACCAGCACCACCGCCACCGCCAACAGATCCACCACCAGCACCACCACCAGCAATAACTAAATAATCAACAAATGAAGTAGGTACTACAGCTACGTCAGATGAAATACCTACAACTATGTTACCGATCATTAAGCAACACCACCGACTACATACCATGTATTAGCAGCTGTTTTAATGCAAACCGCTGTTTTGTATTGTGCAAGGGTTGGAGATGCTGCAACTGCGCCAGCACTAAGCACTGTTGTAGTGCCTGGTGTTACTGCACTAATTGTGCAAAGACCTGCACCAATATTTAATACTGTTATTGCAGTGCCTATACTAAAATTAGTAGTTGCATCTGTTGGTATCTTAAAGGCTATAGCAGTTGCCTTATTCATAATTTCTAACACTTGATATTGATCCGCAGCTACAGCTGTGTAATCTGTTGTGTTTGCAGTACCTATTGTAAACTCAGTTAATCCATTAAACATCGCAGCACTAAGTACATCACCTGTTGCTGCTGGAAATCCTGTTGCCATTTTTACTCCTTAGTAAGATAGAACGTTTTGACCTAATACGCCATAGTTCACGTTGCCTATTATAAACCCATCTATGACAGGTTCTAGCGTTGTAAACGTGGTTTTCCAACTATTCGGGGTTATATTCATTCTTACCCCAAAAATCTGTAAAGTCTTTTCTAAGGTTGATCCACCAGGCTGGGTGGTTTTAACTGTGATTGGATCAAAGAAGTCTAGGTCTAAGGCGGCTACTATGCCTGAATTGTAGCTGGGCGTGTATAAATCTAGGACTATGGCATCCACCCGTATGGTGGTTTCTTGCCTAGATGCGACATAAGCCCTGGCATAATCTAGGGCTACGGCATCTGATTGCATTAAAAGGTTATCTAAGAAATAACTATGCAAAAAGTATTTATCTATACTGGCTTGATTTAGGGCTACCTGTGGGCTACCACCAGCTCTAGTAATTGTAGCTTTATTAAATACTAATACGTCATTTAATATCCAGGTTGCATCAAAGTAAGATATGCCAGACCCATCATCTGCAAACACTGTAGGTGTGCCACCAATAGATCCAACTGTTACACCTCTATCTTGGAATACAAAGTTATTATCGGCACTGACATAGATAGCGCCATACTCAGAATTGGCTACTGTAAATAGAGCTTGTAGTGCTGTGCGGTTAGTGCCTGGATCTGCCTGTAATGTAGTTAAACCTGGATCAATATCACGCTGAGAAGTTGGCCATGAAATCTGATCTAATATATCGTCAATACGTGCACCAGATAATTGACCTGCGCTAGTGCCAGCCACTGTGCTTATTTGGGCTAATTGGGCTAATCTAAAAGCATCTACAGCTTGTATAGTAGTTATTGCTACACCTTCTCCGTCATCTGGATAGGTAGTAACATAGCTTGTAATAAACCCTGCGAATATAGGATAAGTAACTGAGCCATAGGTGGCAGTAATCTGCACCTTCTTCATAGGTGTCAATAGATTGTAATATGGGCTAGATGGGTTCTGTGGGTTGAAATCACCATTTTGATCCGTTATGCGTAGAGTAAGCGAGCCTGTTTGAAATTCATCACTAAGTGCAGTACGGCCTCTATTAGTTTCTATTCTGTTTACTTGATTAGATACATCAACTATTACAGCTGCAGAATCGGCCAACACGTTTGTGCCAAATACGCCTGAACCAATAATAAAAGCCTGAGCAAATGTTGGGCCAGTGCTAAAGTTAATTACTGCATTAATTACTGGTACTGTCATACTATAAATCCAGCTGGTACTGTGCTATAACCATTACGTCCAGCTAGTTGGATGCTTTCTGCAATAGCCTGGCTTAATTTATCACCACTAGCATCTACTGTTAGATTTATTGTAGGTGATGAGGTTCGCTGTATTCCTGCTAACAATTCTTGAAGTCCTGTAACGCTAGGCCTAGATTGCTCTAATAGCCCAGATATGCTACCTCTTAAATCTTCAAAAGTGCCTGGCTGAGTAGGTGCTATTAATTGTTGTAATCCGCTCACGGCTGGTGCAGCATAATCAAGAATCATTCTAGTTTCTGAACGTAATGCACCCATGCTTAATTCTTTTAATTTATCTACGCTAGGTTTAACATTATCTAATAAATCTCTAATGGCTTTTCTAAATGCTTCCGTTAATTCTTCAGCAGCTTTAGCCGCATTCATTTCAGCCAATATCTTTTTAGCCAGTGCTTCATTGTTATCTAATATGGCTAATTGTGCTTGTATGCGTAATTTTGTTTCTTTATCTGTTGCTTCATTTAAGGCTACATTTAGGCCTATGCGCTCAACATCAAACTTATCTTTTAACTGATCTACGGCTGTCTTTTTCTTTAATAGATCGTTTTCAGTTTTGCGTAATGCAACAGAGTTTTTAATTGCTCGTTCT